TAATTCCATCACTGTTTTTTTTGATAAATCTTCCATAGTTAATTTCATTTTATCTCCTCATGTATACCTGTAATTATACCAGAGTTATCTTCTCAAAGTCTGTGCTCTTCTAATTCCAGAAGGTGTACCATAAGTAATTATGTTTGTACCAAAGTTAGCAGTTGGAATACAACCTAAAGCATCAGTCTCTGATATTATTCCATTAGGACCAGATATAACTGTACCAGTTGATCCAGATGCTATGCATCCATTAGAGCTGTGATTATGTTCTTCTACTTCGCTTCCAGGGTACGACATTTATCTCCTTATACGACTAAGGAGGACAGTTTTTACGCTGCCCTCCTCAATCATCGTTTGATACTAATTAGGAATCAGTAGCATCTGCATCTGCATAAGCAACTGCATCAAGCTCTTCCCACTGAAGACCAAAGCGAACGAATACTGTATATTCTACTGTATCCTTCTTTGGCTTGTATTCACGATTTACTGTGATATCTCTCTGGAATCCCCAAATACGGTTAGCTGGGAATGTCAAGTCGACATATCCTGCTGGGTAGTATGGAACTTCCTGAACTGTGATTCCGAGTACACGAGTTGTACGTGCATCTCCGAATGTCTGTCCTGCACCATCAAGGTATGCCTGACGGTTTGACTGTGTGCTTCCTGGGATTTGACCCTGTACTGCTTCTGCAATTGCATCAGCAAGTGTACCGTTATTCTTTACGATACCCTGGAATGCGTCTGTACCTGCGTAGAACTTAAGGTTTGACTTAAGTGCACGATACTTACGTGGCATTGCCAAGATAATGTTCTGCATAACGTTTGGTGTCCACTCGTTGTTTGCAACAGTAACTGCTGCCTCATGAGCTGCATTACCTTGTACCTGGTTTACCTGTGGAACGAATCCTGTCATGATTGAAAGGAACGGATCATTGCCTGCTCCTGTACCATTGATAGCAAGATCTTCAATGTCGTTAGCGAAAGCATTGGTCATCAAGCGAACTAGATGATCTTCAAGTGCTGCACCTTCGATATTGTCCTCAAGTGCTTCTGTTGATACTTCCCAATCGAGACGAATCTTCTTTGTAGTAAGTTCAACCTTTGTAAATGTAGCACCTGCGTTTGTGAAATCTGGCTGAGCCTGAGCAGCAGCACGGATTACACGCTCACCAACGTTGACCTTCTCGATCTCCATTGTGTTAGCTCGCATTGTAACTCTACGACCATCTTTGGCGAGAACTGTTGCATCCCACACATAGTCGATGAAGCGACGAGCTTGTTCTGGTGCAAGAATACCACCTGGTGTTCCAGTTGGGTTAACAGAGTTTGCACCGCTTGAACCGAAGTTTGCTGTGGCAATGTTACCAAGCGAAGCTGCGGGTGAAAGGTTACCGCTGGCATCTGTGGTTGTTGCACCACCGATTGCTCCAGATGCAAAAGCACCATCGCCATTGTGTGCGTGTGCTTCAGTTGGAGATCCAGGATAATTCTTTACGATATCTGTATTTTGTTCTGACATATTGTTCACCTCCTAGTGATTTTTATGTATTAACTTAATAGGTCGGAATTTGTGAGGAAACGTCCGCCCCATAGGGATTTCTGAACCTTTACAGGCTCAAACTGCACGATCTCGCCTAGATCGCCAGACTTGCGGAAAGCGGTATCTGCAACTACGGCATCAACTCGCTTGCCAAACTCATTAAAGTTACCCTTGATATTGTTAACCTCACCTGTTACGCTATCAACGGACTTTGTTACAGCTGCTATCTGCTCATTAAGAGACTTGATAGTTGCAGCTAGATCGCCAAAGGCATTATTAAGAGACTCTTTAATTTCAGAAACTGCTTTTGCAACTTCTTGATTAACTGTAGCAGCAACTTCATTAACTGTATCTGCTGCTTCTTTTGTAGTCTCTTCTTCTACTGCTGCTTCTGCAACAGGAGAATCTGCACCACCATCGATTGACTTAGCAACTTCTGTTTCTTCAACAACTGCTGCTTCTTCAACGACTGCATCTGTCTTTTCAACTTCTGCTGGCTGTGCCTCTGGAGCAACCTGTACATCTTCAACTACTGCATCTACTGATGCTTCTGCTGTTTCTGTCATAGGATTAACCTCCTTGGTAATCTTAATTGTACTAATGCCTTTAGCACTATCAACTAAGAACTTTATCATATCTGACTTTTCGTTATCATCTTTTTCAACAAAACCAATATTAGTCATAGCTTCACCAGTAACTGGGCTCACGTGTGTTTCTTCTTGTGAGGTAACAACTATGCCAGATTCTTTATCATAAAAAACATTTTCTAAAACTGTCTCATCACCCTTAATCACATCTACCCCATCTACTTTTTGAACTGACATAATGCTTGCAAACTGATTAGCTGGGCTATCAACTAATGATAGCTCAATAAGATCGTATTCTTTAATAATTCTAATTTGCTTATCCATTTTTTCATCATAAGCATCGTCCCACTTGTTCATGCGTCCACCAATAGAAAAACCAGTATACGTTCCGTCTAGAACCTTTTCCCATGCATCTTGTGCACCCTTAGAAATATATGTTGAAACATATACCCCCTTGTAGAACTTTTTTGACTCTGCGTCAAAATACTTTTCTTCTTTAAATGAAACCATCTTGCCTACTGCTGATGGCTGATGCATTTCTCTAATGTTCCCACGGAATTTAGCAAATGCTTGCATTGAGGCTTCTGTTGTAACAATATCATTCTGCTTGTCAAGGTTGTCTAGTGATGCAAAACCTGATACAATTCTACGACCCTCATCAATTTTTGTGAGAGGCATTGATAGACGAACGTTGTCGCCTTCTGTAACCCAAGAAGCCTTATTTATTTTCATATCGTATCTATTATACCAAACGTTTTATAGCTTTCTCAGCTATTGAGACGCTCTGCCTTCTCCTTGCGGATTTCTTCCAGAAACAGTTGCTGGGCTATCTGAAGCATTGTTTTGCCTTTCAGTATCCCGTTCCCTATTACCTGATGCGTTAGCTCTTGAGTCAGCTGCTGCCCTTGCGGTCATCTCTAGTGGATCATCGCCACCTTCCCTTTGAGGAAGGTCAAGAATCTCACGTGCCTCATTAGGAAGCATAATCTGAGACTTAACATATTTTTCAAGAATCTGAGCTTGAGCAATCTCATCCGTCAAAGTTAACTCGTTAAACTTGAGCTCAAGAATATCTGTTTGTTCTTTGATAATCTTGTTGATAATCTTTTCAAGATGATGTTGTGCAGGTCTAGCTACCTGCTCCTTAAATGTTCTGTCTTGAGATAAAGCTGCTGCTAATCCAGATTCTGATCCACCAAGCTTAGAGATAGGGACTTGGTGAGCAATAAGAATATCGTCACGATTTTGTTTACGGTACTCCTTAAAGGAACCATCCTGAATACCATTTTCAATTGGCTCCATCTTAAACTCAACCTTGTTCTGGTCAGTATCTCCAGGAAGAGGAATGTAAAGAGTTCTATGTGATTGAGACTTAAGACCTGTTTGTAAAAATCTAAACATCTTATCTTCTGAATCACCACTTAGCTGAGCACCCTTAAGAGTAATAACATATCTTGGTACCGCTTTATTTTCAAAGTAGTCAATATTATATTGTGCTGCTAACTTGTCACCCATCAATGACGGAAGTGCAGAAATAATATCAGGTACTCCATAAAAAGTATTTAGTGGAGAATATTCTTTAATGTGAATAATCTCATTTGGACGTGAATCGTTAGTTACTGGGTTAGGATTCTTTGCTCCGAAGTTACGGAAATAAACAACCTTCTGACCAATAATCTGAAGGAATCCATCATGAAGTCTACGAACACGAACAGTCGTTGCTGGGATATGTCCGATATATCCAATTTGTCCTTCTACGTTTCTTCCAACTTCAATAAACCCATTTCCAGTTGCTTGAAGATCTGTGTAAACTTTTTCCATAATTTTTGTAAAAGAATCGTCATCATTTAGATTTTCTAACCATTCTCTAATTTCTATTTTCATTCTTTCAATACGCTTGCGAGCACGAGCTACCTTTTCTGGATCATCACTATTTTCAAACCTAAGAGCTGTGCTGTCTGTTAAATCAAATCGATATCCAAGACCAACAATATTTTCTACCTTTGCATCAATTGCTGCATGGTTAGCAAAAGATGTATCGTAAAAGTTAGCTAACTCATACATATTGTATGGAGGAGTAATAACATCAAATAGTCCATAACCATTACGATATACCGTTCCAGGGTTGATCTGCTTAGATCCTGAACCATCTCCTGATGGCATTGCATTTGCTGAATCAAGATATGCAGGATCGCCAATAGCTTTATTTGCTACACGACTTGTTCTTCTTTTAAAGTTTTGGTTTATACCGTTTAAATCTTTTAGCTCTTCCCAATTTTTATTAAATGGGTCTTGAGCAACAAAAGGATTTTCTTCTTGTTCCTGTGTGTTGAGTTTTGCAACAATTGTATTAGGATCTCTACTCATCGCTACCATACTTATCGTGAGTTTGCTTAGCTGCCATCCATGCTCCTAGGTCGTTCATTGAAGGGATAAGGCCCTGTTGCATTCTGTCTAGCTGTTCTGAATATTCTTCATCTGTAACTCTTGTAAGTCCAGGAACAAAGACAGCTTCTCCTTCTCCGTCATCTCCATAGTGCTTAGCAGCAGTTTTGAGTTGTGATATTTTTGCTACATCATTTCTCATTGATTCAATGTTAAGAACGTTGCCGTCTCCGTCAGTAAACCATTTGCCGTTTGACTTCTTGTAAACGTATAGGCCCCAGTTGTATTTCTTTTCAATGACCTGTCTGCGGACATTGCTTACAATAGGTTTACCAGTTTTAGGGTTAATTAATGCATCCATAACCATTAGTATACCATAACTCTAGTATAACTTGATTTCACAGGCATCTGTGGAGCAGTACTTTTCAGATTCTGCATCAAGATTGTCATTTCCATCATAGATAGCTGACCAGTCAATCTTGCCAATTTTACCCACATAAGAGTTATATTCTTCTCTTGTGATTTCTGAATATGGCTGCTGTGGATAAACCTTATCCCCCATTGGTAGGAAAGATACTGCCTTTAGCTGTCCCTCATACATGTTAAGGGCTGGAGCCACAAACTTCTTTTCAGACTCTTTATCAAATGATAATGTCACAGAAACGCCATTATCTGACCAGTATTTCTGAGCAGTGGCTGCCAAACCAATCTTTTCGAATAGGCTTACCTGCTTTTCAGAACGCTTATGTCCTGAAGCAACTGGGAAATAGACTACCTGTGTATTTGCTGATACAAGGTCTGGTTCAACCTTATACCCCGCTGCTTTGAATAGGTGAAGCATTGGATCTTGATCTCCAAAACGAATAGCTCTAAGGTAGAACTCTCCTCCAGGACCCCAGTGAACTCCAGGGGTAGCACCAGAAAGAAGTGAAACTGATCCTGATGGCTTAACTGTAGTTACACGAACTGATTCACGAACACATAGCCATTCTGAATATGAATGGTCGTATTGACGAATTGTCTTATACCCTTCGTCCATCCACTCACGAGTTGTTGGTAGGCCATGTTCGTCAGCAAATGCAGCGATGCCTGTAAGTGATGTTCCAATGCGACGATTGCGTTGCATAATACCATTTGTCTGCTGCCAATGTGTCGGCATAAGCGTTACAGTCTTTCCATAAAGGTATGCAAACTTTAGAGTCTTAAGAAAATCTTCTTTAGATTCATGACGATTAAGGTGAACCTCTACAAGAGTACAAAGCTCATAAGATTCTAGTGGCTGCTCCGCACAAGGGTTGAAGCCCATAATGCGACTATCCTTATAGTCAGGAGCATCTGCAAGACGACCATAGTTACGAGCAACATCAAGCCAAATAAATCCTGGCTCTCCATTGTCTGCAATTAAATCTACATAGTCTTCATACTTTGTTCCAACCTCAGCAGCAATTGAGTTATTACTCATCCATGCCCAACCTGGTTTTTCTGGATCATACGAATTTCTTTCAGGAAATGATTCTGGATTCTTCAAATTAATAAAGTCTTTATCTTCTGCCACGCCCAATGCTAATGTTGCAGAGCGACGAACATTTCCAGAAACAACACATGTACCAATAAGGTTTACGATATCTACAATAGCACGGCTATCAAGTATTTCCCCTGCTCTAGAACCCACTACATTGCGAATGCGTGTATGTAGATCAATAAGAGGTGCTGGACCGCTAGCAACCCCTCCAAAGCCCTTAATTGGTGCTCCTAGAGGACGGATAAGGTCATAGTTAAATGACTGAATGGATTGATTTTGACGAAGGAATGAGTTGATCAACAATCTTACAGATTCTACCCAACCTTCACGAGTATCTGGAATTTCATAAACTGACTCTGGCTCTGTAGGTGCATAAATAGACATTTGCTTGTCTTGTCCAAGGGTATCAAACCCTACGCCAATGCCTAGCATTAATGCATCCATTACCCAAGCAAATAAAGCCCCTGGATCATTACGATCAATATCTCTTGTTGAAACCATTGCACAGTTTTGAAGTGAAGCAGAGTTACGCTTCTCCATAGTCATAGGAGTTCCAAATGCCCATAGTCCACGGCCTGGTGGTGTCCACTTTAATTCAAACATTCTTTGGAATGCTTCTTGAGCAGACTTCTGAGCTTTGTTATCATTCCATGGTAAGCGGTTATCCTTAGCGTGATTCTTTTGTACTGAGTACATACCCTCAATTACACGACGACATACTTCATGCCAGCGTTCTTTTGTACCGTCTTCTTTAACACGAGAATATGTACGAATAAATGTAATTTCTCCTAGAGAGTTTGATCCTGCATCTGAAAATCCAAATGGGCTTGGAGCATTATTATATTTATTTACGAATTCATCGGATAGACGAAAAGAGAACACTGTATCTGACATTTATTTACCTTTCATAGCAAAATTAGTTGAGTACTTTGTAGTTTCCAAAGTAGTGTTAAGTATATCACAATTATTTTACAAATTCAAGCACGAATTTAAACTCTAAATCTCACATTAAGAGATAGTACTTTTGTGTTAGCAAAGTTGTGTAGACATTAACTATTGTTTATACTTTGTTTGTATTCTACTATTGAGCTTAAGAGCTCTTCAGGAGATAGCTTTAGTATATCAGTTCTGCCAAGTGGATTCAAGTTATTAAAAACATTATTTATCTTGGGTGATGTTGCCAATATAAAACCATCCCAGGATGTTGTATGAAAATCAAAATCAGAAGATACTTCTATTCTATAGCCAAACTCTTTTAGTCTATTAATTGCCTCTTCGTGTATATCTTGTCCGTGAGTAGAAATAAACAGGTATTCGATTGAGTGAGACATTAAAGACTTTTGTGCATCTTCTAGCATGTCAATTTCATTTCCTTGAATGTCACAATGCAAGATTGCTACCTTATCTATTTTGTTTTCATCAAGGAATTTATCTACCTCAAAATAAGATTTTGCTACCCCTTGATTAATAAAGTTACCAGAGTAACCATTAATTTTAAAGTTATTTATTCCAGTATTTAGATTATTAATATCTGGCTCAACCATATGGGCT